CCCGGTTCAAGCTACCGGGAGGCGAAAAACTGCAAGGAAACGTGGAATTGAGTGGTTAATTAAAGAAAAGTCCGCAACTGGCTTTACTTTGCGAGGTTCCGCGTCCGATACTTAGAAAGTTGCAAGGATGGCAAGACGGGGAGGCTATATGAACAGGCGCTAAAAACGCATAACATCTACCGGGTGGGTGGATGTTAGCTTGGGGTTGGCTCTTGTGACTTGCGGAAGCACACTGAGCCGTATCGTAACATCTGGAAGATGGATTTGCCTCCGTGCCTTCCAGGGTCGTTTACCATAACCCCAAGCTAAGATTCACCAAGGCAACAAGAAGATGGAATGGGAAGGCATAGTTGAAAGGTTGGACCGCTACATTTGGGCTCTATCACACAAATTTGCGCCGTTGCTGATTAGTATGGAGCCTTGTGACTTGCACCAGGAGGGGCTGATTAAGTTGTACGAAGTGTACGTGTCGGACCAATACCAGGACAAGTCGGGACCAGAACTGGATGCGATTCTTAGGACGATTGTAAGAAACACCTTCATAGATATGGTGAACATCGCCAAGAGTCAAAAGCCAATAAACATGGAGTTGGATTTGGAAGCCATATCGTATAGTTGGGGCTATGATGGTTTCCATGATGTCTTCCTGCGGTATTACCAGGAATTTCTGGGCACCAAAGTTTCCCCTGAAGCGTCTATGTTGTTGGACCAGTTGTTGAATCCCTCTCCAGCAGTCTACCGGATGTTCAACATCCAGAAGATGCGGAGAACCGCTCTCAAGAATCAAGGTCTTGATGTGCGGGTGCCTACAAAGATTACAAACGCCTTGGTCGGCAGAGTGTTGGGTTTTCATCCAAGTAAAACGAAAGCCCTTGTGGCGGAGTTGAAGAAGGTATGGCTGAGGGAAATGGTGTTCAATTAGACGCAGAGCGGAGTCACATACTCCGTGAGCTGGTGTCGGAGTTGGGTGGGTTAGCCCATAACGACATGCCTGTAAGTGAGCTCGATGCGGTATTGGACAACATGCTCTCCAAAGGCATACCGTCAACCGTCTCCGACAACATGAAGCGGTGGATCCATAATCACCGCAAAGGCAAAACGAAAATCGCACAGATTCTTGGAGCGCATGTGAGCAAGGTAGTCTCAATCATTCCCGAGTGCTTTGGCAAGTACCACGACGCAAAAGCGCCGGAATGCAAGATTTGTCTTGATCGCACAGCGTGTGCCATGAAATCCGGCAACTCCCAGGGACTTGTCAACATCAAGCGGTCATACCGCACTGGGGTCAAGCCGGATGTAATTGCTGGAGTTCTTCAACAGAAGTCAGGGCAGATGGCGAAACACTTGGCACGCGGAGCCAAGGTTGTCCTGATCATGAACAACACAACCCTGCGTCTCTTGTCCGTAGAGGGCGCACAACCCGTCAAGGAGACGATACCCATGCCGAAGGGCAAACCAGTTGTTGAGGATGTTGAGGAAGTGGATGAGGAGTTGGAAGGTCTGGAAGAGGGCGATGAGGACACCGATCTGGATGAGGAAGAGGACGGTGAGGAGATCGCTGATGGGGACGATGAGGAAGAGGCCCCTGCCGCCAAGCCTGCCAAGGTGAAGAAGCCAAAGAAGGAAAAGGCTCCCAAGAACAAGGCGCAGCAGGACTTCGCAGCTGGTTTGGAAGGCAAGACCGTGGATGAGAAGTACAAGTACAGCCTCGGTGTTGCCAAGAAGCTGGGCGTGACCTGGGCGAAGAAAGAGGACAAGCGGATTGACCACATGCTTCGCTGCATGGCGATCAATAAGCACCTTGAAGGCGCAGCGCCGGCAAAGAAAGCCAAGAAGTAGTCACAGACAACCCGTACTGTAACATGGGGGTAGCCCAAGTGGCTACCCTTTCCTTTTGGGAGATCGAATATGTGTGGAATTGCGGGCTATGTACTGGGTGACTACACCTACGCCAAACAAGGGCTCAAGTTCTTTGAGCAAATCATGCTCCAGTCGCAGATTCGTGGGATGCACTCCTGTGGAGTGGCTTGGACCGAACGCGGCAGGATGTTCTCACAGAAATCAGTAGGTACGGTGAAGCACTTCTTGCAGACTAACGAGATGTGGCCGCGTCTCCACCATAGCGTGCCCGACTCCATGTTGTTTCACACCCGCTACTCCACGAGTGGGGACGTAACTGTGGAGAATGCCCAGCCCATCACAGCGGTAAACTACGCCATAGCTCACAATGGACTGGTGTCCATGGAGAACCCTGACAAGCTTCAGCATGACTACAAAGTTGTGGCCATGCAGACTACCAACGACTCAGAAGTTTTATTGCAGAAGATGGAAGCTAATTCCATGGTGGAGTATCATCCCACCAAGAACTTGATACGGTCGCTGTTAGACACAGCTAAGGTGGAGCCGCCCATCTACAGCCTTGGCATACTGGAGAAGGACACAGGTGACTTGTATGTTACACGAGATCACTTGCGTCCACTTACCATCTTTTACGTGAAAGAGTGGGAGATGTACGGTTTTGCTTCCACACGTGACATAGTCCTGCGGGCTGCCAGGAAAGCCAAGGTTGAGGTACAGTTGTCAAGTATCCCATCGTATGTGGTGTTCCGCATTACTACAAGCGGAGTAGTGCGCGAGATGCCTTACCAGATACCTTACACCAAGGAGAAGCGTTACCCAAGACCCGAACTGCCATCTCAATCCTGGTTGAGAAACCGGGAAGTAACGAATGGTGGGAAAAGCTTCACTAGCTTTTTTACAGGTGATAATCATATGGACCACCGGGAGCACCCGCGTGAGTCCTTCAAGGTGTACTCCGCTGCTGCCTGCAAGACGTGGGAAATTGACCCTAACTATCCCATGCTCAATTATCTGTTCAGACGCTATGAACTGTCACTCTCCCAAGAACTATGGTGGTGCTGGCTTTATGGCGTGTTTTACCATCCTGGTAGTGTATTCTATGTAGCTCAGGAGTTCCCCGAGTATGAGAAAGTTGACATCGAGCGCCTACGGTCGTGGCATGAGCGCAATTGGAAACAGTTACGCTACAACAAGGACAGGAAGTATGAGAAGGGCCATTTCGTGGCCATGTTCGAGAGTTACCGACAACTCATTGGATCACAGGCTTCAGGAAGTCAAGAAGCATTTTTCTCCAAGTTACTTGTGGCAGGCAAGCCTAAGCAGTCCTTCAGAAACGTCCACAAAGAGCTCATGAGACTTTACCGCTTTGGCAGGTACGCGGTATACATTTACACCGAAGCCCTACACAGGTGCACCGGAATGCCGATCTTGGCGGACAACATGTTCCTCAAGGAAGCGGCATCACCTCGTGCTGGTCTGTGTATTGCTATCGGGAAGCCTGACTGGGCGAAAGGCCCTTTGAAGGCAGAACAGTGGGCGTACCTTGAGGCTGAAGCGACAGACCTCATGACGGAACTTCGCAAGGAGTATCCACAAGTCCCAATCGACCCATGGCTCATGGAGTCCTGCTTCTGCGCTTACAAAGGGTTCTTCGCTCGTGGGCGTTACCTGGGATACTACTTGGACCGGATGGCAGACGAGATACTGCAGATGCAATCCGTGGACATCACAAGTGGTATTGACTGGAGTGTGCTCTGGCAATTCCGCAAAGAGTACATGCCATGGGAATATCTGGGCGAGTACGCCAACCCCCAAAGATTCAAAATCGAAGCCCCATGGAGGCACATCCTGCGTGACGAAGGGCGCATGATAGGCTTGGGCTTGGTACAAAGGAGAGGACTGTGACTGAACTGCGTAAGGAATTTGAAAGTTGGGTCATGAAGCACTGTAACAAGGTAGCCCACCACTCGTACACGGCTGCATCCTTCACCTTGACCGTACAGGGAGACATCTACACCATCGAGCCTTACCGGATTCCACAGAAGTTCATCGGGGTGCCTCTGTGAAGCGCGAGATGCTCAGAAACAGCAAGGGCTGGCTCGTGTCTTATGATGGGCGTCAGGTCATACCCGCAGACTTGTTGCCAGAAAACACTGAACGCCCTGGCTATCACTATTGCATCAACCTCAAAGGTTGTAACGGTTCTGGAAAGTCCACAGTAGTGTTCGAGATGCTACGCACAGGGAATTGGGTTTACATAACTACAGAAGCCCATCAGAAGAAACCCATAGCCATCTATAGCCGCAAGTACAACACAGTGATACTGGGAACGTACATGTCACAGTGTGGAGGCTGCGATACCTTGAGTAACACCAAAGTGGTGGCCGAACTGCTCAAGTTGTTCTGGGATAAAGATGTGAACGTCCTCTATGAAGGTGTGATCGTGGGAGATATCAAGTCCACCTTTTATGAGTTGATGAAGGAATTGCGTGAACGCTATTATCGGCACGTAAGTTTCTGTTTCATGGGCACTACTATCAGAGAATGCTTGGCCCGAGTACAGAAGCGCAACGGTGGCAAGGAAGTGAATGAAAATCTGATACGTGGGAAGTATGCGACTTCCATACGTCAGTTGAAGTGGTACCTGGAGCAAGGGGATGTGGAGTGTACTGTGCTCGACACCAAACATCCCAAGAATGTTGTGTTTAAGAAGTTTTTGGAGCTATATTCGCTTGGAGAGTTGACATGTTTTTGAACTTGCAGACCAGGATGTGGAAGGAACTGGGATTGACCACGTCCCAGCAGAATCTGGATGGCTTCTGGAAGATGATCTACAAGCGCCATCTCATTTGGTACAAGCGATTCGTGCTCAAAGACCCGCCACCTTGGACAAAAGATCCAATCTTCTTGGAGTACAAGTTCACCAACATGTACCGTGAGCTTGACCGAGGCACCCTCTACCTGCTAGATAACATCGTCAACACAGGGAACGCGCCTGAAGAGGAAGTCTTCAACATCATCCTGTACCGGATGTTCAATAGAGTGGCTACCTATGATCACATAGGCTTTCAGACTGTGTACCGCAACTCTGTAGGCACGATGGTATGGCCCAGTTTCGTGGCTGTATTCAATAAGCTTAGGACTTATGCAGAGGCTGGAAACGCTCTCTACACAGACGCCCATATGGTGTGCGCCTATGAGCATTTCCCTGGCCGAGACAAGTTGGAGCGGTTTGAGTGGATATTCGCCCATGTCTTGAAGGCGCTACCCAAACTCATGACATTGGTAGAACACCAGACCTCTCTTGGCCCCATCCACAAGTTTCTCACTACTATCCCAGGAATTGGGCCCTTTAACGCTTACGAGATCGTGGTGGACATCTCCTACGCCACGTGGAACAATCTTCATGAAGACGAGTGGGTGAATCCTGGGCCCGGCTGTATGCGAGGGCTGAAGGACATATTCCCCGACATAAAACCCAAGCAGTGCCAGAAAGCTATCCAGATCATCCGGGAGTGCCAGAAGGATGAGTTTGCCCGGTTGAAACTCCCATTCTCTTCCATAGCCTACAAGGACAGAGAATTGACGCTCAGAAACGTGGAGCACGATCTGTGCGAGTATCATAAATATTTCAAAGCACTCCATGGATTGGGCCGGCCTCGCAACAAATTCAAAGTATTCACACAGCCGAACACGAAAGAATTTCATAGATTGAGAGGATAAATATGGATTCTGTGTCCCCAGTTCTTACAGAGGAATATGTAGAACTTGAAAAGGTCATAGCTCTTGACCAACCTGAGTACGCTCCAATTATCATACTACCTTTGTCGTTTTCTGATGGGACCATAGCTGCCGCTGTGAGATTCCGTTTCTCATCTGAAGAGCGTCAAGCTATTGCAAACGGGGCTGACTTACTGATCACAGAACTGACTTTTGGGAAGCCTTACACTCCGTTGAATCTCGCAGTATGCAAGCCTGAGAGTAATCCTTTCTCATAGTCGCAAGGGATAGACCTTTAAGCCGCTCAATCGGTTCTAAACCGTAAGGAGCGGAAATGCACATTGAAGTCGATAACTTTCTCACAGTTTATCCAGAACTGGTGCAGCTAGTCCAAGGTGGAGGAATTACTGCCTCCCCAAGAGGGCAGGAAGTGACCGAGTATCCCCTGCCCCTTGCTTGGACTATACAGAATCCCCAGAAGTGGGCGTTGACAATCCCAGGGCGGAAGATGAACCCATTCTTCGCTCTGGCTGAGGTGGTGTGGATGTGGTCGGGCAAGAGTGGGGCTGAGTTTATCACGTATTACAACAAGAGCTTTGCGCAGTTTCTGGATGGGAACATCCCATACTTTAATGCGGCTTATGGTGCGCGAGTCCGCCACTATGGCTACAGGGAAGTGCCATTCCGGGACACCCCACACCCGTACACCACAGGTCAAGTACACGAGCCTGTAGAGGTGGACCAGCTGTTCCACGTGATCTCTAAGCTGCAGAGAGACCCATCCACCCGGCAAGCAGTGGTATCGCTTTGGGACCCAATCAAGGACAACTTCCACCAGTCCAAGGATTATCCCTGTAACAACATGGTGTACTTCTCCAATCGAGATGGGAAGTTGAACGTGACGGTGGTGATCCGCTCCAACGATCTGATATGGGGCACACCTCACAACATGATCCAGTTCGCTCATCTTCAGGCTTTGATCGCTGGTTCTTTGGGCTTGGGGATGGGGTGGTTCACTGTTCTCTGTAACAATCTCCACTACTACACCAACCTGTACAAACCCACGCTGGAAACCGTTCAGAAGTGGGCGGCACCCGCTAACACAAGTCGAATCGACTTAATGAAAGTCAGCAGGGAGCTAAACACGCCGGGATGGGATATGCGGTGGTCTCTGGATGCCTTCGATTTGTTCGTGCGGGAGTTTTGGGAACCGTTGGAGAAGGACATCAGATTCTTCGCCAATACCAGCGACCAGACTGCGGCTGACCCATACTTCCATATTCGGTACATGAGACTGGAAGACTTTGCCAACCGATATGGAGTGCCTGAGTACTGGCTCCACCTCTTCACGGTCATGCTTATGTATCATGCGCGTAAGGCTGGGGCCATGCAGACCTTTGCCATGATGTTGGAGCTAATTCCTAACCCCATGAAGTGGCTGGTGCTGGACTTCGTGACGAAAGGACAAGACATTGCCACCGTTGACTAAGCACCCCAAGATGATTCTGGAAGCCATCGAGGCGCAGTCTTTCGTGCCCAGGTATTCTACGAAACTCACAGTTCAGCCACGACAGAGCGTAGCCGAACACATAGGCCGTGGATCGTTGTTGATGATCGTGGTTATGCGGGAGTTGTCCTTGTCCCCAGCCTTTAATGAAGCCTTTGCTTACAGGACTCTGGCAGAGTTCGTTTCCCATGATTTGGGAGAGTCTATGACTGGAGATGTGATTAGTTCCACCAAAGAAGAAGTGCCGGAAGTGGAGGTGTTTGAGGATGCTATGCGCAATTCTTTATCCAGCATTTCTTTGTTCTTGGGTGGGGGAGTGGGGCCAAGAGAAGTGTGGGACATCATCCCAGTAATTGTGTCAATGGTGGATTACGCCGAAGGCACTATGTACAGCACGAAAGAGGTTAGACTGGGCAACACGGATTTGGAAGTGCCGCTCAAGAACTACACACGAGGTTTGGAGGTCAAGACCAGAAAAGTGGAGGAGTTCTTTTCCACATCCTTGCCCTCCATGAGAATGTTGTTACGTTGTGGAGAACAAACACTAGCACGACAGGAGAGCGATAGATGGCACAGGTAGAACAGGTGGGTGGTAACCATTACAACCAGGGACTCGGTATGTGTCCCAATTGTCGTGGACCAATCCAACATTGGGATTGGGCATCAGGGCGGCCGTATTTGGAGATGTCGCTTTGCAAGTACGTGGACCGGCATAAGGACAAGGGTGGTTTCCAGAGCCTCCTGAAAGCCTTGAGTTTTCTTTGGAAACTCATGGAGTATTACTATCCACAAGAGTATCAACAGTGGCGTGAAGAGCGGGATGCCTACATCATCACCAAGCACCTCAGAGCGGTACAGAGCAGGAGACCAAAGAAGTGACTGCTGAACCGATCCAAGTTTGGGCTGTTAAACCCAAGGTGGGCACGAAGTATGTAAACGTGTCCACGATGAACGATTTCAAGAAGATGATTCTGCATCTATGGAATGCAGACCGGTTCACGTTCGACATTGAATCGTCATCCTTGGATCCTTTCAAGCAATTACCTCATCCTCCACAAGTTCTGGGCATGGCCTTTTCCACGTCTGCCCGGACAGGATATTGGCTCACCTTACAGCACAAAGAAGCGCCTTGGACTCCAGAGCAGTTCAAGACCATCCTCAAGTTCCTGAAGCGATTGCTAGAAGCCAAGCGTGGCATCCGTATAGCCCATGGCGGTTGGTATGACGTCATGTACGTGAGAAAAGTGCTCGGCATTCGGATAGCGAACTATCTGTTTGACACGCTCACAGCCCACTACGTAGGCGTTACAGAAGAGTTGGGTGTCCATAGCCTCGACATGCTGGCGTGGGAACACACCGATATGGGTGGGTACGATCAGCCTTTGAATGAGTACAAGGCTGCCCACCCAGAGTGTAATCCAGCGCAAGGTGGTACATACGCCAATATTCCGTTGGAGATTCTGTGGCCTTATGGCGTACAGGACGCGGATTGTACTATGCGTCTGGCAGACATATTCCAGCCGATTATTGAGAAGTCCTTTGCGGACTTGTACAATAACATAGTAATGCCCGGTACGCATGGACTGATTGAAGTCGTGTACCGTGGGGCACCGATAGACCGTGAGTGGCTGGCGCACTGCAAGGTGGAATACCCACGTCTCATGAAGATTGAGACAGACAGAATACGGGAGTTTCCTGAAGTACTGGAGATTGAAAAGGAACTCACGAACGCAGCCCGTAAGAAGAAAGCCAATGACCGGGTATTGAAGTTCAGGAAACGCTCTGAAGCTATCAAGGAGTTGTACAAGACAGACCCTGAAAAAGCTGGAGCTATGGAACGTCGTCTGATTGGAGACGTGGAGCGGGCCAAGCTCAGACCAGCAGTAGTGAAGCCTATACAGTTCAATCCCAAGTCGCCCATTATGGTGACTAAGCTGTTGTTTGAAAAGTTGGGATTCAAGCACTACAAGAAGACCAAGAAGGGTGCTCCTTGTGCCGACAAGGAAGTGCTGAAAGACTTGTGGCAGGCCCACAAGCATCCCATCATCATGGCCGTTGGGCGGTATGTGAAGCTCAAGACCATGTACTCCATGTTCGTGGATGGTCTGGAAGAAAAGCTGGGAGACGATGGAAAGCTGCGGGGCAGGTACAATCCTGCAGGTACTGTAACGGGCCGGCTCTCAATGGCGGAGCCCAACCTACAGCAGATTCCCCGCAAGATCGAATACGATGAAATCTTGGAGCCATTTGTAGACCCCACGTGGCCATCCATTAAGAAGCTATTCAAGGCCAGACCAGGATACGTAATCCTGCAGTTTGACTATTCTCAGGCTGAACTCCGGGTACTGGCGGCGCTCTCCAAGGAACCCACGCTTCTGAAAGCCTTTGCCAATGGTGAAGACGTTCACAAACGTGTGGCCGCGGAATGCTTCAAGGTGCTACTGGAGGAAGTCACTAAGACCCAACGTACACGAGCCAAGACTGTGAACTTTGGTCTCCTGTACGGACAGGGTGCCAAGAAGCTGGCTAAGGCTTTGGGTATTACTGAGGATGAGGCCAAGGACTTCATCAAGCTGTACTTCCGCACCTTGCGTAAGCTCAGGGCGTGGATACAGAACACCAAGAACAAGGTTCGTGAGACGGGTGAGTCGTGGAGCGCATTCGGCAGGGTGCGGAGGCTACCGGAAGCCTTAACACGTGACGAGGAAGCGATTGCGCGTGCCGAGAGGCAGGCTGTAAATAGCCCGATTCAGGGAACGGCATCCGACTGCACCCTAATCGCCGTAGCACGCATTACAAAGTGGCTACGCGTGAACAAGATGAAGTCGGGAGTAATAGCCACAGTCCATGACTCCATAGTGCTTGAAGTACACGTCAGTGAGCTCACACAGGTCTACAAGATGGTCAAGAAGATCATGATGAATCCACCGAACGCGGAGTGGCTGGGAGAGGTGATTATGGAAGCTGATGCGGATGGTGGGCCGTCCTGGGGAGAGCTAGTGGGAATTGATTCTGTTGAAGGTTTGACTTCTATACTGCCAAAGGCTGCCTAACTTTTAGGGCGGATAATCGGTTCTTAATTGTGAAAGGATAACTATGGTATTAGTCACGGACACAGATTTAGAGACTATCACAGTGAAGATGTACGGCAAGGAATACGTCTTACATCCGGCAGAGGACTTGGCACTCCATCCCTCTTCTGTAGGCGAGCACCTACAAGAACAGGCTTCCAGGTTCGCATTCTATGCCACTGTGCGGGATATGGCTCTGGTTAAGGTGGAAGCCTTACAGGGCCAGTTGGCGTCTGTGGAAGCCGAACTCAGTGAGGGCTACCGCAGCGGCAAGTACCATCTATCCAAGACCACAGATGAGGCTGTGAAGTTGGCTATTCGTGGAGATGCTACCTACGTAAAGGCCAAGGGCGTGGTAGCCGATGCTCAGATGGAGTATGACCAGCTCAATTCTGTGGTGAAAGCCTTTGAACACCGCAGGGAAATGCTCATCGAGTTGTCCCGCAGAGCCAACAACTCCACGTGGAATGATCGTGACGTGGATGCAACCGTAGCCGTGGAGATTACCCCCATTGAACGTTTGAAGAAGTCAACCCAAGGGCTTGGGCAGCACCCAAGCAAGAAAGGATAGTATGGCTTTAACTGTTGAGGACTACAAGAAGAAACTTGCGGAGCTCAAGACGAGCAAAGGCAAGGATGACAAGGACTACATGAAATGGGAGAAAGGGCCCAATATCGGCCGTATCTTGCCCGGTCACCCCAACATGGAAGCCTTTTATGAGGAAGTCAAGGAACACAAGAAAGGTGAGGGCAAGGATTTCATATCTGTTGTCTGCGTTGGCGATGATTGTGAAATCTGTCCTGAGTTGGAAGCTTACCGCAAGTCCAAGGACAAGGAAGATCAGAAGATTTGGAAGGAGCAACAGCCCAAGTCCAAATTTTACTTCAACTTCTTATCCAAAGGGCCAGATGGCAAGGACAAGGAGCCGGCACTCAAGGTGGTGGGGTGTGGTACACAGATACTCCAGGGCATTCTTGGGCTTTTGTGCGATGAGGAGTATGGAGAGACCATCATCGATGCCTTCGATGGACGTGATGTAAACGTCGAAATGGGCATTGCCAAGAATGGGCAGACCGAGTACACTGTCAAGCCCAGGGTTAACAAGGGCCCAGCGATCAAGGACGTTGCCAAGCTACAGGAGCTTATTGGCGAATCTGCTGAAGACTCCAAGCTGAACGATCTCACCACGATGCACGAACAGTTCGATGACCCGCACAAGGCTTATATCGTGTGGACAGAGGGCTGGGCGGCTCTCAAGGAAGAAGGGGATGAGGATGAAAAACCAAAATCCAAGGATTCCAAAAAGGCTCCGTTGTCTCCACTCCATGCGGTCGCTGCGAAACGTGCTAAGGAAGAGGCCACCCGTGAAAAAGGCAAAAAGGCCCCACCTCCAGAGGACGATGAAGAGGAAGAGAGTGATACACCAGCCATCACATCTTATCCTAAGCTCAAATCCAGATGCTCAATTTGTGGCGATCAAAGGCACAAAACCCCCAACGGAAATATCTGCCCAGCCGGACACAAGGCCGAGCCATTGGCTGAGGGTGAGCGTCCAAGTAAACCTTCAAAAGCCTATCTGAAGGCATTCCCAGCCCCGGTGGAAGACGAGGATGAGGAAGTTGAGGAAGAGCCAGAGGAAGAGGTTGAAGAGGCCGATGACTCTGGCGAGGATGAGGACTTGGGCGATCTGGACTCCATTCTCAAGGCTCACAAGAAAGGCAAGAAGTAATGTCGATCAATGTAGTTCCACCTCTGGTGGAATTTCAACTTGTGCGGGAGGGAGCCATGTTGCCAAGACGTGGCTCTCACCACGCTGGCGGCCTGGACATCTTTGCTCCGTCTCATGGCAAGATGTATCCTGGCGAACGTGGCCCAGTGCCCTTGGGTATCGCCCATCAGATCAACGATGGGGACGATGAAGAGTACAGCACACAGGGCTATCTTGTGTCCCGGTCAGGCTTGGCTCGGGACTTTGGCTTCAAGCTGTTCTTTGATCCCTGCTTGATCGACCACGATTACCGTGGAGAGATTGTGGGCATTTTCGTGAATGAAGGCACTGGCATCTTTGAATGGCGCAAAGGCGACCGTCTGTGCCAGATCGTGTACCACAGCGGTATATGGGTGGGTGAACCGGGTATTGCAACTGTGCTCCGTGAGACCAAGCGGGGTAATGGAGGCTTCGGCTCAAGTGGCAGATGAACAGAAACCCAAGGGTGCCTATGGGACGCGTGAGGCGTTCCAGAAGCACATGGAAAAGAAGTACGGCAAGGGTGTAATGATGACCCTTGCTGACAACGATCGGGCGGAGATTACCCACTGGTGTTCCACAGGCGTGTACGGTCTGGATGACGCCATGGCTTGGGGCATTCCCGGTGGTAGGTGGGTGGAGTTCTTTGGAGAAGAGTCGTCAGGCAAGACTACAGAGCTTATGGCTACCATGGTTGAGAATGAGTACCGTGGTGGGAATAACGCTCTGGCAGACCCTGAAGGCACCTTCAACGAAGACAGATACAAGGCCATGGGAGGCAACCCGGCCAAGATTGATCTTCTGAACTTCGACACCCACGAACAGTTCTATGACGTACTGGAAGATTACATAAGATATGCCAGGAACGTCAAGGTGCCATCGAACGCCTTGAATCTGATCGGTGTGGACTCCTATCCCATGCTCATACCCAAGGCGCATTTGGAGGCTGAGGGTGAAGATCAGCTTGTAGCGGTACAAGCCCGCATTAACTCACGAAACATGCCACGTATCAACTCCTTGATGGCTCCTAATACGGCTATCATCATCTTGAACCAGGTGCGAGACAAGGTGGGTTCCATGGCTTGGACGGCTGAAGGAAACATAGAGACGCCCGGCGGTCACATCATCAAGCATATGTGTTCTGTGAGAGTGCTCTTCAACAAGACGGGACAGATCGACAACGGCTTGAAGGGCGAGTTCCGCAAGATCATAGGTATGAAGACAGGGGCCAAGGTAGTCAAGAACAAGTTGGGGCCACCGCTCCGCAAGGTTGAATTCCGCATCATGTTTGACCGTCGTGGGGTAGACGGTGTGGATCATGTCCTTCAGGCCTTCAGGAAGAAAGGGCTTGTAAAGGATGGCGGGCCGATGCACTGGACCATTAAGGATGAGAAGGTGGCCAAGACAGACTTTCCTCTGTGGCTCATCAAGCATCCCAAGTGGCAGGCCTGGGCTCTGGAGCAGTGTTTCGACTTGTACCACCCGGATGTGAACGCCAAGAGGTATGTAAATGCAAAGTAAGCCTGATTATGATTTGGTGGTGTTTGACGCTTCCAACGCCATCCACCGCATATCCGCGGCCAACCCACCGCTTAACAACAGGGCTGGGGAACGGGTGGAGATCATATTTGGTCTCCTGCGTCTGCTATCCTCAGTCCTGAGAGATAACACGACCAACCAGACCGTGCTCGTGTGGGACACCAGGACTTCACGACTCCTGCGGCAGAAAGTGTACACCGACTACAAAGCCCATAGAGATAGCCAGCGTTCACCAGCAGACAAAGATCGGATTGAAGGCATATACCCACAAGTGGATCGCTTTTGGGCCCAGTTTGGAAAGCACCTACCGGTTACGTGGGTGGAATCGCCTATGTATGAGGCCGACGACATCATGGCTATGTACGCTCATGAGGCTGTAACCACAAGTACCAACACATTAATCGTGACCGGAGACAAGGACATACTCCAGTGTGTAAATGAGTATTGTGCGGTATATTCGCCTAACAGAAAAGACAAGTGCACTCTGGACAATTTCCAGTCTTACACCGGTGGTTATCCTACGTGTGAAGCCTACCTGTTGGGTAAGTGCTTGATGGGAGACAGCGGAGACAACATTCCTGGAATCCCTGGGATTGGTGAGAAGCGGGCCTTGAGCATTCTCAAGGATCACGAGTTCGATCTGTACGCTATCCAGAACGAACCCACTGAAGCTTTGACTAAGAGCGTGTGGGGCAAAGAACTAGCCAAGCCTAGCTCTTGGGCTCGCATCGCGCTAAACTGGAAACTAATGTGTTTATGTGCTCCGGTTCATAAGGTTTTGCGGACTAGCCGCTTGACCGTGAAGAAGGGCACAATGGACACAAAAGAGTTGCGTTTGTCTTTAGCCAAGAACCAGTTCGCCAGTATTATGGCCGATTGGACAAGATGGATTCAACCGTTTGAGACTATGGAGCGTTATGCCCGAACCACAGGTGATTGATGCCACTTATTTGAGCCGACTCACTGGAGTACTGCGGCTCTTGGAGAACACCTCGGAGTTGAACACCAAGCGTTCGATTCTGTTGACCAAGGCTATGGACATGCCTGAGTTGAAAAGCGTTCTCTTGTACGCGCTGGATCCATACCGTAAGTATGGCATACAGCAATTTCCCAGCCCACTGGAAGTCAAGTCAGCGCCCAAGACTATGGCGAACTGGTACGACATAGTGGAGTTCCTGAATAACTGCCGGTTGATCTGGAGTGGGAATGTGCGGATTGAAGAACTACACAAGCTCATCCGCAAGCTGGATTCCAACGACAGGGAACTGCTACGGCGCATCGTATTGAAGGACTTGCGGTGTGGGGTGGGAGCCACCTTGGTGAACTCTGTGTTTGAGCAACTCATCCCCGAGTTTGGAGTCATGCTCGCCAGTCCTTTGGAAGAGCGGCACCTGAAGGCTTGGCAACACAACAAGGTCAAGTTGTATGGGCAACCCAAGGAGAATGGGGACAGACTGGTAGTA